ATGATTAAGGGTCAAGCAGTCAGCATTGGTACTGACTTAAAACAATCAATTCCAGATGAAGGAGGAGTACATAGATGGTCAACACTGACAGACATCAAATCCACATAGGAGTAAAGAAACATAAAGATTATGTAGCCTTTACTATACTACATGACTACGCACATAAATTTCCTATAGGAGCTTTTGTAGACTCATCTATGAAAGGTATTACCTTTACATCTATTAACCAGAAGATGTCATCTAAACCTACTGCTTATCCTATCCATGATGGTGACACATTCAAGATACCTTATCATGTATGTAAAGTACGAAAGCGAGGACCAAAGATGTATGTAACAACAGGACTATTCCATGAGGAAGAAGGNTGGAAGTTAAAGATGCTTCGGTCAGTATTAGGTATTAACTTGAAAGACTTACAGTGAACTATAAGAAGTTTGTTCCTGCTGACTCATTCATTGGACAGTATATGGAGTATATGTCTTATGTTGAAACAGCAGAGAGCTATGATTTTTGGTGTGCATTGTGGGCAATAGGAACAGGAGTTGGTCGTGACGTATATGTGGATCGCCCTAACAGTCCAGTTTATCATAATTGGTATATTATTTTGGCTGCTGAAGCAGGGACTACGAGAAAGTCTACAGCTATTAGCAGCATACTTTCTGTTATTGAAGGGACTGATTCGATACTTACCGGAAAGACAAGCCCAGAAAGTCTCGAACTTTATTTACATGACAGATGCAGAGAGGGTGGAACTGCTCAAGCGCATTTCGCAGTTAGCGAACTCGTCACAATACTTGGACGAGAAGGATACATGAGTACTATGCCCGGACTACTAACTGATCTTTATGACTGTCAGAAGTTACGAACAAGTCCGGGTACATTGCAGATGGGAGAGTTAGTACAACGTGATGTATACATTACATTCTTGTCAGCTTCTACTCCATCTTGGTTGGTCACTGCTATTAACCCTAGTGTTATTGAAGGTGGGTTTACTAGTAGAGTGATCTTTGTTGTTGATGATAACAGGAAACGTAGTATTGCGTGGCCTACTAAAAGGGAGGACGACCATCGTGGAAAGGTACATGAGTCATTCAAGAAAACAGTACGAGCAGCAAGAGATGTTTCCAGAATTGGAATCTCAGANGGAGGACTTAAAAGATTTACTAGCTGGTACAATACAAGAGCTAGTCACACAGATCCTTTCCAGTCAGGGTTTGAAGCTAGAGAAGACGACCACCTGTTACGAATCGCAAGTTGTCTTGCCATTAACGATGGTACAAGGGAAATACAAAGTAAGCACATTGGGTATGGAAGTAAGATTATCAATGAAGCTAAGAACCGTGCCAACTCCCTCTTTGGAGGAGACTTCAGCTACAGAGCCAAGTTGGTCGGAGGAATAGAAAAGGTTAGAGATCATTTAATTTCAGCAGATAGTGATGGCATCAAACATCATGAACTCCATAACAAAGTACAAAGACAACTAGATGCTAGTGAGTTTAAGATGTTGATGAACATCATGCATGAGTGTGGAATGGTACAAGTATTTAAAGTTAAGTCTGGTAAGTCTACTGGTACTTTTTACAGAGCAACAAAAGCTATCGAGAAGTTCGGGGTCTCGTCAGAAGTTCTCTCATCGTTAAACCTTTAGTAACATCAGGCCGTGTTTGATCTCTTGTAAGATCAATCTCAATATTTGCGTCATACTTGTCTGATAGATGCGCTGAAAACTTCATCTCAAAATCATGTATCGCACTTAATTGTATAGCTTTAAGTGACTGAATTTGCAGTGTTAATGCATCCATCTTGTCAAACTTTTGACGAGTAGTACCAACATTAGGAGCATTACCCATTGCAGATAATTGTTTACGAATATCAGCAATGTCTCTGTCTAACTGTCCGATATTAGCATCAATAACACTTGCACTAGCAGCTAACTCTAATGTTATTGGATCATCTGGTATTGGTACTTGTCCTTCTATAAGTCTACCATTAGCAAAAGCAACTCCTCCACCAAGATATCCACTACTAAAAGCGTTTTGCAGTTTCTTTAGATTATCTCTAGATGCAAACAAGTTTCTAGCAACTTCATCATTAGCATTAGGACGTAAAGCCTTGCCTAAAACAGGCTGTAAATATCTGGCAGAAGATGCTAATGAAGTTCCAAATGCATCTAAAGCTTTCTCAGCACCTTTAGCAACTGTACCTGTTTTATAATCTGTTCCTCTTTTTCCTGACATAAATGCTTCATGTACATTTATATACATAGATCCTGCAGCACCAAAAATATCTTGTATTACTGCTGCAACATTCCTGTCTATATCTCCTTGAGCATATCTTGTTTTTCCAGATTTCCTTGTTATCCGTTCTCCTTGTCCAAGAGGAATTGCTCGTAAAAACTCAGTAGATCTACCTCCTTCACCTTCAGAAGTAACTTCATTAGTAAAGCCTAATCTTACATCCATTCCTACATAAGAAAATGCTGCAGCAAGTGGTGGAGGAAGAGGTAAGTCAAGAACTCTAGCAAGAGAACCTAAGAACATTTCACGGTTTACTTTAGTAGAATCAATATCTTTCATGTCACCTTTATTAGATAAGTTAAAGATTGCATCAGCAGCTTCCATTGTAGTAGCTCTAAACAATCCCCACTCAGGTGAGACAGGAACTAAGATAGCTTCCCAAGGAGGTTTTCCGGGCCAAAAGAAAATGAAGTTATCGTTGCGTTGTTGTGTAGTAAATCCATTCCAATAGTAATCATCGTATGTCCACATTCTGCCTTTAGCATCAGGAAATGGATCACTAGACGCACTAAGTACAGAGTTGTAAGCCATCTCTGACATAGTAGGAACACCAATTAAAGCAGAAGCTCCTGCCATAAACTTCAAAGGATTACTTTTAAATGCTGAACCTATGCTACTCCAGGATTGTAACATGGCAGAAGAAAAAGGTACGCTTGCATTAAATGCTGTAGCAAATCCAGAAGTACCAATACGCCTCATATCTCCAGCATATGTCTTACTAATATCAACAGCATCTCTCGTTGTTTGTGCTAACTTTTTTGGACTCATAGTAGGATTTTCATCTAAAGCTTTACCTATATGTTTAAGCATAGCTCCATAAGCTGGACCTTCATGCCATGCACTATTCCAAGAAGCCCACAACTCTTTGACTAATCCTAACTGGTCTTTTCCAAAATAGTCTCTGCTGGATATACCAACCTTATTTAATATTTGTCGGACAGTTCCATCACCAGCATTATCTATCATTTGTTGTATAGTTTTATTGCCTACATTTCCTACACTAGTAACAGTACGTCCTGACTCTGTTCGCACTTGGTTAGATACTGCATTAATAAATCTTTTTTCTAATGCTCTTTCTAATTTTACCATAGCTTCAGAAGGAATATTACCAGCAGCTAATTGTCTAGAGATTCTTTTAGACAAGAACCGAGCAATTGCTCCTGATCCTCCCTCAACCATAAGTTTTGCAGTGCCTTTAAGAGAATCGCCAGTAGTTTTTAGTCCTGCCAACAGTCCTTCTCTAGCTGCTACGTTAATTGCTATTTGTTGTTGAGAAAACAAACCTGATATAGGAGCAAACACAGATAAGTCACCAGTAGTAAATCTAGTAAACAAGTTTTTCCAATTACTTAGTGCTTGTAACCCTACTCCAAGACGAGGATTAAGATCTAAAGCAGCTCGTAATCCTTTGTCAGGCACATGATATACTCTTAACTCTCCACCTTGATGTGCAATTTGAATCTCATCACCAAACTTTGCTTTTAAATCTTGCAAAGACTTTGCATCACCAAAAGTTTCTTTTAGCGATCTGTTGCCAGCATACAATTCAAATGGCAAGCTGTCTTGCTTATCAAGATCTGTTACTTTTCCTATGTATGCAGTATCTCTTCCACCAATTACTGCCTTTCCATCTTGATCTATAACAGCTTTAACAGAATCACCTTTACGAGCGACTTGTGCTAAGTTATCTAACAAATTGCCTTTGAAACTTTGTTCAGTAGCATGTGCCATTGTAGATACTACATACTGTTTCATAGCTTGTATTGGATCTAACAATTCATCAGCATCTTGTAAGTTAAGATCTCTAGCACCAAACTCATCTGGCAATGATTGATCAGCAAGACGACCTTGTTTTGTGTTTATACCAAAATAGTTTCTAGCTAGGTTCTTAAAGAACTGTGTCTTAGTCTTAGCATACAATGGTGCATAAGCTAATCTATCTCCAGCAACATCTTTGAGCGTAGCTCTAGCTCTAAACGCTGCTGCAGAACCTTTTACTGTAGGATCAATACCTCCTTTTAACACACCTTTATGTACTTGGAAGTCTAATAAGATATCCATAGTTTCTGAGTACTGATCCATTACACGTTTAACTTCAGGCATAGCTCGTGCCTGTTTAATTGTATCATCTAACGCTGTAGCTTTTTTGTTTGCTGCCGCAAATAACTTAGGATCAACTGATGCTAAATCTGTATTTTCGATTGTTGCTCTTTGTGTTTGAGCAATCATTGCATCATTAAATAACTTACCGTTGTCTGGTCCTAATGCTAAGACATTAGCTTCTAGTTGTGTAGGAGATGTTGGAGTCCTACCTTTAGGATCTATAAAGTCTTTCGGCAATGATCCAGTAAGATTAAAGTTTACTGCCATATCCACTGGATCACTGTGAGCATTAGATACAACTTTATCAACAGTGTTCTTTGTGTATCCTAAATTCTCTAAGGTTCTTTTGATTGCCCTTGCTTTATCAAACCCTTTCTCAGTCACAGCATCTACTGAAAACTTAGCAGTATCTTTAACTTGTTGTCCTACAGGAGAATTAGGATTAATTATTTCATTCTTTATTAAACTAGATCTTGCCCATTTAGCAGAAGCTCCAACTCCTAAAGCTGCTCCAGCAATAGTTGCCCAAAACTTTAAATCATCTTCCCATTCCTGTTCTCGTTGTACTTGATCGTTAATAGATTTTAGATCAATTAAATCTTGGTTCTCTTGTTCAGGAGGAACTACTCTAAACTCTCTAGGAGCAACTTTAAATCGTTCAGCAGCAACTTGTGTTGTTTCATCTTCTTCAGTAGCAACTCTTCTTCTCTTAACTCCCCAAGAATCTTCTGGTTCTATTTGTGACGAAGTTTTTTTATCCTTAATAATGTCTTCAAGTATGACTTTTTTTGGTTGCCCAGATAAGGCTTCTTCAGAAAACAAAAGAGGAGAATCTGTAGCTGCTCTTATTCCTTGATCTAATCCAAGACCTATTCCTCCTTGTAATGCAGCTCTTCTTCCAAAACCTTTTCCTGTTTTAACAGCAGGAGTTAGTACATTGAATGTTCCTCTGGCTAATCTAGCTAATCGTCCTGCATTTGCTGCAGCAGCTAATCCCGGAATAGGAGCAAAACTTCCAACGAGTCTAGCTGCTTGATCTTCTGTAGATACTGGTTCTTGTATTCCAAGAGCTTCATTTACATATTCTCTTGCACCAACACCAGCATCAAGAAGTGTTTGGTCAATTCCTTCATCAGTCATTGCAGATGCAAAGTTTTCTTTAAAGCCTTTATCACCAGTAAGAGTGTTATATCCAGCTTGGATGCTACTACCAGCTAATCCAGCTAATGCAGGAAGACCTGTAACTATGTCAGTTAAACCAGCTAAACCTTGTTTTATAGGATTAGACACACGTTTGTTAGTAGCAATATCAGGTTCATCTACTACTTCAAATTCTCTAGGAACAACCTTAAACTCTTTTGGCATTACCTTATTCTATCTCTTGTATAGTTCTAGTCACACCATCAATGTCTATTTTAAGTGCTGTGCCACTACCATCAATCTTTTGTTCCATTCGTGGATTAGTAATTGTTGCTTTAGGAAACTGTCTTTGTATAGAACTAAACACATCATTTAATAGCTCATCTGATATTTTTTTTGCTAAAGGAGTATCTTTTTGTTTAGCTTTTGTACTTTTTGTATCTTCTACTGCTACTAGTCCAATATCAGCACCACCCGGAGTCTGTAAACCTTTACGTTTTTGCTCGTCTTTTCTTTCTGCTTCTGTTCGTGCCGTTGTTGTGGCACTAGTTTCTCCTGTACCCCTCAAAGGTAATGTAGGAAGATCTTTAAGTGTAGCATTTCTAAATGGTGCTGGAGAGACTCCCATTTTAGCTAATCCCGGACCGCCTCCAAAAGTACTACCAATGTCTAAAGTTCGAAGTGTTTGTTGATTCATAGGATCACGAGCTTGTTTTGGAGTAAATCCTCTAGGAAGAAGTTTCTGTTCTAAGTTAGCTAGATTAGTTGCTGCAGTTCTATCCATAGCTCCACGCTGTTGCATACCAGTAATAGCAGTTTTAGTTTGTAAATCTTGTAAGGCTTTATTTGGAGCAGGAGCTTTCTGAAACTGATTAACCATTCCAAGAATTTTTAGGGGATCTATCTCAGCCATTATGCTGTTACTCCTGCTAATTGATTACCCCTTAATCGCAAAGCCTCTAAGAAGTTCTTGTTATCTTCTCTACGTTGTTCTTGTGCTTGTAATTGATTAACAATACCACCAACAGCTTGGAACGGAATAGCACTTGCAATGTTAGGTACAGTAGATTTTGGAGGAGATTGTGCTATAATATTAGCAGCAGTGCCTCCGGGAGTGCCAGTTGTATATGCAGGAAGTGGTACTTGTGGTTGGTTAACATTTAACTGTTGTCCCAACAATGCTAAGTCTGCTTCTCTAGATTTGTTAAATAAATCAAGAGCTTGTGTCTCTCCTCCTAAACGGTTTGCATCAGCAAATCTACCTATAGCATCTACAGTCTCACCTTCAAACCGTGATCCGGGCAGTTGTATTCCTCCACTTGTTCGTTGTCGAGAAGTTATAAGATCATCCAATCCTTTTTGGAATTGTCCCATCTGTAATGCATTATCTCTATCTATTACTCCTTGAGCATCTGCTAATGTAGGCATAGCAAAATCAAAGTCTTGTCCTGCTTGGTTAAGTCGTGCTGCCCTATCTAAATCTCCACTAGATAATGTACTTCTAGCTTTTGCAGCATCTGCAGCTCCCGGTTGTGTAGTTTGAAATCCACCAGAAGGAGTTCTACTTATATCTCCAAAAGCAGTACTACCTTGTAATGCATCAAGACCTCGTTGTTGGTTAGCAGATTGAGCAGCTATATTTGCAGCAGTAGATCTTTGTTGTGCTTCATTAGTTTCTTTTGCTGTTTGTCCTCCAACTAGTCCACCAAGTAATGCTGAACCTATTCCGTCAAATAATCCCATTAGAATGCTCCACTTCCTCTTGACCTTAAGCCTCTTCTATTTCTAGAACTAGTCGATCCAAGTTCTCTAGCAGCTATACTATCTAAGAAGCTTTGATTTTGTCCTTGGCCTGATACAACACCTTGCGCTCTACCAGCAGACTGTAATGCTCCACTAACATCAAATAGTGGTTCACTACCCAATGCGCCTCGAACATCTGATCCCAGTTGTCCTTGTTGTTGTTCTACAAGTCCACTTCTTTCTGCACTAAACGGAGTTACGTCAAACAACTCATCACCTAGTTTATATCCACTAGCCTGTTGTTTAGCCCTATCTTGTACATCTTGTACATTAGATTGGTATCCACCAAGTACTCCTTCTCCAACTTCTCTAACTCTTTCTTGTGCTTGTGGTACTTGTGATTGAATAAACTGATTAGCAGTTCTACCGCCAGTAGGATTAAGATTACCTCTAGCACTAAAGCGACTTATCTTTTCTTGTGCTGGTCCTTGTCGTTCCTGCACAATACTATCAATGATGTTGTCATCTAAGGATTGAAATGCATCACCCGGAAATGCAGAAGAGATGTCTTGTCCAAAAGCTTGTTTCCGTAATCCTTCTTCTTCACCTAATATGTTTTGTCCGAGGTTTGGATTATCAAATACAGTATCAAACTGTTGTTGTGTTACTTCTGGTCCAAGGGCTAAGTTTTCTCGTTCAATACCAGATGCAAGTATCTTATTAAACTCCTCTTGAGCAAGACCGGGATTAGTAACAGATCCTTGTAACGCTTCAAATGCTCCTTGAGATAAACGATTACGAGCTTCTTGTTTAAGGTATTGTATCTGTATAGGAGTATATCCTTGGTCAGCTAATAATTGATCAGCTTCAGGAGTGTTAGCTAGTAATGCTTGGTTAAGTGTAAAAGATGTAGCTCCTCCAATAAGACTAGCTGTCGGTCCGGGACTTAGTGTACCAGAAATAAGACTAGAACTTAGGTTTGGTTTATTAAGAACAACATCTCCTAATTTATCTAAAACATTTCCAGCAGATCTAAATGTTGTATCTAATCCCTTTTTAATTCCTCCAAAAGTTTGATCTAACCCTTCAGGAGTAAACTTAGATACTAGTGGTTGTAATGCTTCATCACTCTTATTAAGCGCACTTCCAATTGCCATATCTGTTGCACTAAGACCAACAGGATCAGTAAAAGGTGCAGAAGAAAATGCTCCAGTTCCTGCAGTTCCTTCAAGAGATGGGAAATATGTTCCTGTTGCTCCATCTCCAATAGGCAAACTAGGAGGCGCACCACTTACAGCAGCTTGTGTTCCTGATAAACTTCTAGCAATGTTTGATCCAATATAACTAGTAGCACCAGCCATTAATGCATCTTTAAAACTACCGCCAGTTGCTCCAGTTGCAGCAGCCGATGCTAACGCAACGCCTAATGGTTGCATTCCCGGAATCATACTAACAACTGCTGGAACAGCTATTCTTACAACAGTCTTAATAAATCCACCGTATCCCATTACATTGCTACCTGTGACTGGGCATCTCTGCCTTGTACAAATCTAACAATAGCATCTAGTCTAGACGCTACTTGTGGAGGAAGTTCATTCCTAAGTTGATTACCTATTTGTGATCTTTGTGGTTCTGGTATAGACATAAATAAGTTAACAAGAGTTGTAAGTTGCTCTTTACTTAAAAACTGCATTGGATCAATATTAGGATCTTGTATATCAGCTTGATCACCTACAGTCATAGGAGTAAAAGCTTCATCTAAGAATCCTAGATCATCAGCTATTCCCATCAATTCATTTACAAATGCTCCGGCTGCTCCTCCTCCTTCAGTTAAAGGAGTAATCTGCTGCCTAAAACCATCAGTAGGTTGCTCCTGCATTGGAGGTTGCATCGTACTTAATTCGGGGGGTAACTCTGCCATAACTTATCCTAACAGATAACCAACAATAAAACCAATAACCAAACCACCACCAGTACATCTTTGATGAGTTTTAATCCAAGCTTTTATATCATCAAGTTTGTTTACTTCTTTAACTTCAGCAGCCGGTCTAGTTTCTTTCTCAGCTTTAAGTTTGTTTTTCTTTTTCATTTCTTACTCCTTAAACAACGATCTCCAAACCACCATAAAACGGATGACGAAGACATATAAATAACACTAGCTTCTATTGTAGCTCTACCACCAATATCAGCTCCAAAGTATAAGAATCCTACTAAAATAATGAGACCAAAAGTAATAGTAGGACGCACAAGACGTAACACATTAACGACCCACATACTACTTGGACCACCCATAGAGTCGTGCGAGTAGGATGCCATTCGCATATTAGCGTCTGCGTTAGCTTCTGCCATTGCCATTTCTCTCTCATTTTCTTCTGCGCCAATTTCATTTTGTAGCTTAAGCATTTCAATCGTTCGTCCATGCTCTTTGTCAGCTTTCTTTTCTTCAACCCAATAGTCAACAAAGCCAAACAGTTTGCCAATAACACTGCCAACTATTCCAGTAGCTCCCCCGGTTAAGACTGTACCTAACAAGTCAAACATTCCATTTCTCCCTACCCCATGAGGCTTTCTTAGGTCTTCTATCAATATGCAAGAAAGTATTATAATACCCAAAACCAGTAAACCCTTGATCTAATGCTAACTTTTCTAGTAACTTTCTATCTTTATTTACTATAGAAAGGTCACATGCATCACCAAATAGATGCCTACTCCTAACAGCACCACCTACTTTAGCATTATGGTATTTTGATCTGTAAGCACTTAACACTGTTAACGTAGATCCAAAAGCAGACCTAAGAAGTTCTAAGTGATCTAACATAGATACATCAACATCTAATGAGCCTGTACCTCTACAAGCCATCTCTTTAGGTGAGAAGTATTTCCAAGGCCAAGCTGCCCATGTATGTGGTACTTCTTTCCAATGTTCAAAGACTTTATGCATTATCCTACCTTTGGATGTTTGTTGTTGTGCATAGAAGCATTAGAATTAATCCTACTCTCAGCAACTTTAACTCTCGCCATCAAGTCTGCCATTTCTCTATGTTGTTTTTCGAGTTGTGCTGGCGACAAGATGTGTCCGAGTATAGTTATTTGGTGTTGAAATACAGCAGTACTTGATTCTGCAGTATCTAATCTCTTATTAACGGACTCTAGTTCATCGTTAATCTTAGTTAAGTCTTGTATAACTCTTGCTAGTTGGCTCTTGACTACGGCATATCCACCAGCAATGGTTGCTACGAGCATTAAACCTTGCATTGCGTGTGCGCCAGTTAATTCCATAATATCAAAGCCTTAGTAGTTTTGTAACAACCAATAAATAAATCCTGATATAGTTACAACTAATAGTATTCCTTTACCAATCTCTATCCAAAACTCTTTTCTCTGCTTTTTTGCTGCTAGTATGCGTTGATGGTGTTCGTATTCAAGTTGTTCTTGCTTTTCTAATCGCTTTCTTCGTATCTCTAGGATCTTATCCCACGTTCCTTCACCCCATTTAACATCTAACTTAACTCCAAGTCTCCATAACTCATTTTTAAGAGCCTTTGCATCTGTCACTTCTTGTACGATTGCGCCTAAGTTAGTAGATTCTCCATCTGTATTGTCTTCAAATTGCTCTAAATGCTTATTAATTCTTATCTCTGTCTTACCTTTTGGCTTTGCTGTTTCTTTTTTCTTAGCTCTATCACTTAAATTAAGAGCAGAATCTAAACTAGAAGCAACTTCTGCTACACTTTTAGCTGAATCTATAAGTTCTCCAACCCCTTTGACCGCTGCAATAGCAAGCGATAACTCGGCTAGAACCATTTAACACCTCTAATTCCACCAATTAAATCGGAAAAACGTAAATAAATTTATGTACATCATGGTGCATCAGGCCATGTAACATCTAATGGATCATCAGTATTTGCAGGGAGGTCTCGCAATGCAGTTCTATAAGTTACCCACTTAGCTTTATTTTCATCACTTAATGGAGTATCTGTTGCTACTGTCCAATCACAGGATGCTAATAAGCCATCACGAGTAGCTCTAACTTCTGCCCAGTTTATTGCTGTTAGCTCATCTGCTGATAAAGCGTGAGGGTTAGTAAATACGGAGCCATTCCAGACAAATCCAGTGCTACCAGTACCGTCTACAAATTCGTATCCATCTGGTATCTGCCACTCACCATTAGCACCACTCCAATTGTCTGGTAACTCTATAAAATTCTCCCAAACATTTGTTGATGAATTGATTAAAGTTTTTTGCATAACTAATTCCTAAAAAGTAGTAACAATTATTTTTCCAGCGGCCCCTACACCTGAGTTGCC